TGTTATCAGAATTAGCTCGGTTGTATTCCCTCATGTTATACCAACCAAAAATAGTGTAGTCATCAAAGGCTTTGGCTCTCATAGCTGAACCCCCATCTTTTATCAGATCGGTCCAGAAGGGGAATAAAGTGTTGGTGTATTGAGGTAAGGGGTCCGGGGTGTAATCCCCACAATAACTTCCTGTTAGGTTAAAGTGCAAACAGCCATTAGTCGCCATTCTCGCTTTAGTATAATCATTACCATAAAAGGTAAAGGTAAATCCTAAGTCAAAAGCAGCTGAAACTGAATCATCATTTGAGCCTAGCCCCGTTGAGCCTGACGAATTAGTTTGTAAGTCATATAAATCTTGGCTTCCTTCATAGACATAATCCGCACTAAGTGTACTCACACATAATAAAGCAAGTAGAGCCAACCATTTTTTAACCTGCATCATTCCATTCTTTTTTACAACTAAATTTACTTTTTCTAAGACCATCTAATTTTCCCTGAACATGCTTAGTGTCTTTACATGCTTTAATAAATTGTTTTCTTTTCATATCGTAATCAGGTCTATCCGTTCTATTTTCTTTCCACCCTGTTGATGCTTCTTTACCTATTTTTCCCATATAAGGGCAAGGAGTTCCTGCCATTTCCATCGCAGCAAACACTCGTTGATCTTGGCAAAGTATTGAAACCGCTGCCACCTTCATGCCCATATCGTAAATATATTTAGATAGTTTTAGCCTTTCACAATTCTCATCTCGTATAGTTCTCCCTGTTGAGAAACCAAATACCTGACCTTGAAAAGCACCTGATCTTCCTGTCGTACAAAGGTCTTGAGAATAACTCATTATACTTGGAGCGATTGCCGAGGCTGGTGGGGCTTCCGTCTTAATGTCCTGTTCTATTCTTTGTGTAGAACTGGACTCGTTAATGTTTCGATTGGTGTTATCTGTAGTCGTCTGATTAACATTTGTATTGGTGTTGTCTGTGGTTACATTGGACTCAGAGGTGGATTGATTTACATTAGTGTTTGTATTGTCAGACGTACTCGTTGACGTATTGACATTGGTGTTGGTATTGTCCGTTGTCGAAGTGTTAGTAACACTTTGATTAACCGTTGAATTAACCGTTGAATTCGATGTTGATGTATTAACATTCGTATTGGTGTTTGTATTGGCATTGGTCGAAGTCGCTGTCGTAGTCGCTGTCGAAGTATTTACATTCGTATTGCTGTTGGTCGAAGTGTTGGTATTAGTGTTCGTGTTAGTTCCTGTCGTTGTTGTCGTGTTGGTATTATTATTGGTATTGGTTGCAGTCGAAGTCGAAGTATTATTATTGGTGTTGGTATTTACGTTGGTGTTGTTGGTGGTGGTATTATTCGTTGTGTCTAACGAATTTTGTTCACAATGTTCTGTACCAGCTGTACAGTCAGGGTTTTCAGGTTCATTTTCTGCTGCTCTAATGGTAGAAGCTCCTAAAAGAGCTATAAGAAACCAAATTATTCCAAATACAATCCATTTTTGGTTCATTATTTATCTTCTCCTTTAAAGCTTTTAGACGCGCCACTTGTTCCTGCATATAATCCAAACCAAGCTGCTCCTGCCCCCACTAAAACAGAAATTAAAGCTGACTGTTCAAAGTTAGGGGCTTCTAAACCCATAAACCACATGGTGGCATAATATAATAAAAAGATATAAACACTTAGAAAAGCTCTGGGAAATATCCGCCAGCTATCTACTGCTTGTGCTAGAAAAATCCATTTCTGGTGCGGATTCTTAGTTCCTTCATCTTCTAATTCTCTTATACGATCTTTTAATTTAGTTTGTTCTTGCAACAAGTCCATAAACTTACTCAGGTCTATTTCAACCTCATTACGATCCATGTCTCCTGAAAATCTTTCTCTTTCACTCATAATCTTTTTTATAAAACTTTTTAATGTTATTAGTAATTATAGCCTCTTTTTCTATTTTTTTTCCATCCCAATAATTAGGCTCAAAACTATTTTGTTTTTTAATTATCTCTGTATTAAAAATATCACTAAGCCAGTTAAAGAAAGGTTCTTCAAAACCATTTTCAAATTTCCACTTATGAGTGTGAGAAGAAAAAAACTCATGTTGTGGTCTAAACCAATTATTAGAATGTGTACTAATAAGAGTGTTTATTAATTTGGTAAATTTTTTATAACTCTTTAAATCTTTTTCTACTTTCTTTCCGTATTCATGTAATAAGAATGAAGAAGCGGAATAAAATCTTTCTACCGGGTCCCTAAATACTCCAAAATGAGGAATGTTCTGCACGTTGAGATGTTTTTCGTATAAGTCCTGATGAAAATGGTCTATCTGTACGCCATCTATTTCTCCATAAATATCGTCCTGTTCACTGGTAATTCCGTTTAATAAAAGATTCTCGTTAATAAATCTTCCAGCTGTACGTGGGATATGAACAAATAAAACTCTTTGCTTTGTTCCCGGATGTAACAAAGTAGGCATTTTAATCTATTAAATGTTTTAGCTTTTCTCTATTTTCTAAATGCTGTTGCTCTACAGTTCTTTTATTTTGTCCGGTATAAGCCACTCCATAATGTTCTTCAATCATAAGTTGATTTACTGATTTGGATTCATCTTTTTTATACAATTCACCCAAAATACGTCCATATTTTCCTTTAGCGTCTTTATGAGTTTTTACAATTAAGTCTTTACCGGCTTCTTTAATAAAAGCTTTTAAATACTCTTTAGCTAATAAACCAAATTTTTTTTCGATCTTATCTCTTGTACGTGATTCAGGAGTGTCAATGCCGTATAAACGCACACGGCTGCTATAAAAAATAGAAAAACCGACGTCAATGAGAATATCCACAGTATCGCCATCAATAATTTTGATAGGACTGCATTTATATTCATACATTCTTTTTAGGTCGTCCTTTTTTTACAGGCGCCTTTCCGCTTTTCCATGCTTCATTTATATCAGGAGTAGAGTCATCATCCCCTATATACTGACCTTTTTTATCTCTAGCCCGTTCAGGCTCATTTTCAGATTCTTCTTTACTTTCCAAAACTGTGTCTTCATGCCAATCATCATCTGTTTCAACCTCCTTCTCTTTGGAAAGGGGTTGTCCTACCGCCCATTTTATATTTTTATGCAAGAATTCAGTCACATTTTTCCATATAGACATACATTTCTCCTTTAATTAATAATCTAGAATAGCACATAAAAAAAGGGAGTCAAAAGACTCCCTTTTTAGTTATGATTGAGTAAGAAACGTCATAACCATGCGTTCCTAATAAACTTAAAGCTTACGCGCCTGAGCTACCGTACACGCAACGATAGTTGCTGTAGCCAAAGCTGTAACGTTCTCTTGCCTTATAACGCATATTGCCGGTGTCAAAATCACCTTCTAATGCAGTTGTAAGAGGCGCACGTTCAAAATGCTTAAATCCATCTGGGCAGTCAGTTTTAACGTACCACGAATCCGTGTCCGTTAAAAAGTGATTGACTACGTATCCATTTGGAAGCATTCCCATGTTACGCAAAGCATTGATGTCATTGTCTGCTGTTGCTGGACGTAGAGGGGTTTCTAACAATCTGTCAGCGATAAATTGCGAGTTAGGCGGAACTATAAGTTTCATGCCTTGCAACGCAATAATCATACCTCTGTCATCCGTAAACGCAGCAATGTCAATCATTGCCTGTTCAAGTGAAGTTTCATTTAAGTCTGTATAAGTGCTTGGGCGATTGCTTAATGTTCCAGCATTACCCCCTAGAGGGTGAGAACTGTTAATTAAACTTACACCATCGCCGCCAGTATAAGATGACGAAAAAGCGTTATTGAGAGTAGCTGCTCCTTTAACTTGTTTGGTATGTGACATCGAACGCGCAAGCGCTTTCGTGTAACGGGAACCAAGCCTGTCATAGAGGTTATCCTCAACTGCTTCTTCTGTTAGTGCGAATGCCAATGCAATTGTTTGGTGCGTATACCTTGCAGTATAGCCTTCACTTGCATCGTCATAATCAACACCATCACCTTCGTTCTTAACCGGAGCATTCCCAAATCCGACAATGAGCACTTCTTCTTCAAACGCACGATCCGATGATTCGGTGTCGTAGATTTCAGCTGCTTCATTTTCGTAACGGTCATATTCCATTCCAAATAAGGCGTTAAGACCCGGCTCAAGCTCTTTCGCTAATTGCGCTCTGCTTATTGCTGCCATTTCCTATACTCCTTATGCCAACCCTGTGGTTCCTGCTGAAAACAAGGAATTGTTAATAGTAACGAGAACGTTAGTATTAGCGCTGTCTACATCAGAGTTTTCAGGGTCTTGTGAAATTTCAATAGCCTTTATGGGAAGTGTGGCGGTGGTTGCACCAGTGGTCACGTCTAACTCTAAAGCGCTTCTACCGGAGTAGGCGTCTCCTACGGGAGAACTGTCCACAATATCAAAGTTACCAAACAAATCCGCTCTTGGGAAGGCGGCGTCTGCTTGAATTTCACATATTATAAGAGGATCAGTTATCACAAAAGCAGCAATATCACTAGCAGCAGTGCTAGCAGGATATTTGTTGCTCCATGTAGGTTTAGAAGTATTCGGATCAGTATAAAAACACCCGTTAAAAACACCGAGCACGTAGCCTGAGCCACCCGCTGCGATTCTTTCAACATTACCAGCTGTTACCGCAGCTACTATATCACCTTGATAGATAGCAGTGCCGTAACTAGAAGCAATCGTGAATTTATTTTGTCCACCGGCATAATAGTCACCCGACAGTCTGCGTACGGGTCTTAACCCGAATGCTCTGTCTTTATTTGCCATTTTACTTTCCTAATTAAATGGTTTTAGCCCTTTTTGGAGCCTCCACCAAAGGTTACTTTACTCTGCCGTTCCGGTTTAAGGATCGGCATACTTGGATGCGATTCCCGCATGAGATCATTGTCAACCGCTTTCATTTGGCTGTCGGCGCGGTTTTTGAAATAAGAATTTCTTTCATCGCGTGTCTCTATGGGAACCTTGGCAAGTAACAAACCTCCAACGGCAACCACTCCTGCATGTTTTCCATCTTCCAGACTGGGCAATTCAAAATCACCTATTTCGTCGGATTTGACTAATTCATAGCCTTCTCGCATTCGGGACATGACGTTCTTTCGATCTTCCTGTCCTACATATTCCGCCCTGATCCATCGATAATGATAGCCTTCAGGCGGTTCTGGGGTTTCTAACATTTGGGGCGGTGCCCAAGGTTTACGCGCGGTTTTTTCTTCCCGCGTTTCGTCTTCTCTTGACTCTATATCTTTGCGTGTTTCTTCTGACATGTGTCACCTCTGCACGAATTTCGCGTATTCTTCTAACGGAACGTTTAGTCTCCTTGCCATGTCAACTTCCGACTTGGTTAAACGAATACGTTTATTTTTTTGCCCACCTCCGGATGCTCTTGAAACCGGGGCGACAGTCTGGGCTATCGAACTGTCTGTGGTCTCCGTATTTCCTTCACTTGCTTGTGAAAACTTGTGAGGGAACTCTTTCCGAATTCTTTTATCTATCTCATCATAATACTCGTTGGTGCTGGGGTCAAATCCTTCTTGCTCAACTAAATTACGATGAATTGAAAAAGCGGTTAAAGTCATTGGTTCATTTTCACCGAACCAGTCATTTTTTTCTGCCCAACCTTCTGCTTTTGCATCGGGTCGTGGCATAGCTTGCGGCGTAGATAACTGTGGCTGTGGTATTCCATTATTGGGCGTTGCCTGTGCCTGTGCCTGTTTACTCATACGCAGTCTTTCTTCTTCTACAGCTATCTTTGCCATTACATTTTGCGTTTCCGCAAGACGTGTAGCATCTCCAGCTGCATACGCTTCTTCATAAGCTTTTTTAGCTTGTGCAGATTGCGATTGAAGCCGTGTTTCATATTCCGCTAAAAATCCTTTATCAACGGTACGATTACGTTCTTGTAAACGCTGGTTCTCTGTATAAACATTTTGCGCAAAACTTGCTGCTGCATGTTCTTTGCGTTCAGACTCACGTAATTTTTTGGTAAGTTTATCTATACGCTTTTGAACTTTATTACTGTATTGCTCTAATTCTTTTTCAGTAGACGCTTCTTGTGTCTCTGCTTTAGATGGAGCTTCACTAGATAAGTCAACAGTAACTTCCTGTTCGGGTGGGGAATCGGAAGTAGATTTTTCTAAAGGTTCAAACTCTACTTCTTGTGCATCTTCTTCAGATACGATATTTTCTTCTGGTTCTGGTAGCATGGTCTTTCTCCATGGTTGATTTAATTAAACAGCCAAGATGTCAGAAGGGTCTAAAATCGTTGCAATGATTTCATCATCATTGATGATGCGAACTTCTGCACTGTCTTCCAGTCTAAAGCGTGCACCTGCATAACGACCTATTAATACCCATTGTTTTTCTTCACACCAATGACTATCGCCATATTTTTCTCTGTTGTTATAGCACAGGGGTCCTTTTTTAAGGACATAAGCAACTACTGTTGCTAAAGTTTCACGTGATACCGTTTCCTGAACCAGATGGATACCACCTTGTGAAACGCCCTTCCCTGCGTAGGGCAAAACCAGTATACGCCAACCGGAGGGAGTTGGCATTCTTTCTAATAAACTTTTATCTAATAATGTGGGATCAAGCACCCTTTCTTCTTCAGGTACATAAGCATTATTTACTATAGATTCTTCTTTTTGATTTTCTTTTATGTCTGCCTCTTGAGCTTCCGCAATATGATTAGGAACTAATACTTTATTCATCTATATCCTTTGTTGCTTTACCAATAATATTTTGAAATTCACTTTCAAAATAATCCAATACTTCTACCTGTCCCCGTAAATTCTGGTAGTGTTCCATGTTCTTAACTCCACCCGATACCATTATCTGAGCAAGTTGTTCTCTCTTTTCACGGATTAGTTTATAAACTTTATCCGTGAGCCACAAGGGGTCCACTAAAAAACGCCTTCAAACTTGGTACCGTAAGAAGCTTCTCCTCCACCTCGACTTTTACCTTTGCCCATACCGGGGTCAGCTTTTGCATTGGCTTTAAAAGATTTCTTTTCAGCCAAAGGTCCTAAGCCTTTATTAGCATAAGGTATTTTATTGCGAGTCACTTTTGGAGTCTTTTGCTTGTTAATAGCAACGGTTCCAGAAACTTCTGCAATAGTAGGTCCTGCTCCAAAAGCGGGTCCTTTCTTTTCTGATTTTAAAGTTTTACCTTTCATTTTTTCTCCTTTGAATAAAGTAGTTTAACCATT